CAAAGGTTCGAGTCGTAGCGAAGGCCAACCGATGTCTCTGTGAGCTCAAACGTGTAGTGCACAACGTTCTTACCCATCTTGAGAGCATGCGCCCCCATCGCCGTGAGCCAGTGGGACTTTCCGACACCTGTGGGCGCCACAACGACGCCGAGCTCACCGCGACCAAGACCACCGCGGAGGATGTCCTTGCTGTCAAGGACCTCGAGACCTGTTGGGCACGGGTTGCGGTTGATCTTCACGAAGCGGGCTTCGGCGTCCTCAAAAAAGTCGTGACCAGTTGTGTTTGCCATGCCGACCGAGACCGCTTTCTTCATCAGGTCAACGACCGATTCAAACTTGTCCGTTGCGACCATCTCGACCGCCTTCTCGAGAGCTTCACGGAAAGCCTGCCGCTTGCAGAAATCGAGCGACTTCTCTTTCACGTAACCCATATCGCCTGGGTCGGGGTTCGCTCGCATGCGATGCAGGAAATCGATGATCTGGTCCTTCAGGATCACGTCAGGACCTTGCTGCAGATCCTCCTTGATGATCGACACCAGGAGCTGCATCGTTGGAAAACACTTGTACTTCTCGTAGTGCTTGAAATAGCGGTCGGTCAGGAACGCGAGGTACTTCAGATCGAAGTAATCAGGCTTCATGACTTCAACCATCTGGGCTGCCCAGATGCGGTCTGTCAGTAGACTCTGAAAAATCTTTTCTTGGAACTGCTTCCCGTATTGGCGAAACAGGGCCTCGCCGGCGTTAATCTCGTTGGAGAGCATGAGTGTCCTTAAGTATGAAGAAGGTGACTTGTCAGTTGGAAGAAAGCTCGCTCTCGATCGAAATTGTTGATTCCGGACTTGACGAGCAGCCTGAGGTAATCCATCTTATTGGCTTCTGGCTTGAATGTTTCGAGCCCGGAGTCAATTTTCCCGACCTGGTTTCCTGACAGAGAGGAGACGTCAAGGTTCATAAGCTGCCAGTTAAGCCGCGCTTCCGCCGCTCCCTCGACTATGCTTCGGAACAACTGCGGACCCTTCTGGGTGGCTCGCTCAGCCGCCATGTTGATAATGTCATCCGTACCTAACAAAGCCTCTCCAGCGACCTCCGGGAAGCGCTTAGCCATGGTCTTCCACCCAGCTCCGTCAATACCCGGGATCCCGTCCGCACCATCGCCAACGAAGCATCGGGTTGATACAAAGTTCCTGGCAGTGCACCCAAAGCGAGCCAGAACGTCAGGTTCATTGACGAAAGACTTTGAAGTTGGGCTCCAGATCCTGACACGATCGTCGAGAAGCTGGTAGTAATCCTTGTCGGATGACATGATGACGCATGGATCGTCCTTTAGACGGTAGCGGGCAACATACGCGATGACATCGTCAGCCTCGCAGTCGGTCACGTAGCTCTGCTGGACAGGAAGAAGCCGCAGTATCTGGACAAGGGTCGCAACCTGCCAGTTTCGGTTCCCTACGGTATCGGGAATCTCTCCCTCGTAGTACCTGTTGAGCTTCTGCGGTTTCCGCTTCATCTTATATTCCGCAAAGAGAGCCCGTCGTCTGGGAGAGCCTCCACCCTCCCAGACAACAATGACCCGCCGCGGGCTCAGAAACTCACATTTCTGCCCAAGCTCGTTCAGAAAACCCACAATCCCACCGACAGCCTGCCCATTTGCCCCCAACGTGGGATTTGCGCAGAAATGGCGCGTAAAAAAATTGAGCCCGTCCACCAGGAGAGTGGGTCTTCCACCGAGCATTAGGCCTCCGGATCGATGTCAGCGCCGACCATCTGGTCCTTGAGAGCTCGCATCTCCTCGTAGGACTCCGGATCGATGTCAAGATCAGCGGTGCTCACCGAGGTTCGGATGAGAGACTTGGCAAGGAGACCGTCGATCCACGGCTTGTACAGTGGATCCTTCCACATCTCACCGAAATCAGCCTTGTAGAACTTCTTCTCTATGATATTCTCGCCCTTCTCGTTGGTCACCTTCATCGTTTTCCAAGCGGCCGTGCCTTCGATCGCCACCTGATGGTTGTTGATCATGTCCGGGCCATGCTCTCGAAGCACATCGAATGTCTCCTCATGCTCCTCGATACCTTGACCAAAGATGATTCGGAAGTGCACCTTACGGAAGGGCGGAGCGACCTTGTTCTTGATCGTCTTTGCCCACACGTTGATACCGATCGCCTCACCCTGCTTGTTCTCAATGTGGGAGCCTGCGCCGAGCTTGATTCGGACCGAAGCGTGGAACGGGATCGCCATACCACCGGGGGTTGTTGTCGGGTCGCCGTGCATGACACCGATCTTCGTGCGGATCTGGTTGAGGATGACGAAGAGCACGTTCTGGTCACCGATGACGCCGGTGATCTTTCGCATGCCCTTTGAGATTGCGCGGGCCTGGAGACCGATCGTATCCTTGTCGTAGGCGCCCTCAAGCTCAGCCTTTGGAGAGCTTGCAGCGACCGAGTCCCAGATGATGGTGATCGGGACGTCCTTCGCCATCGCCTTTGCCCGCAGAATTGTCTTCTCGGCAATGTCCAGCACCTCCTCGGTGCAGTGGGTATCAACGTAGACAAACCGCTTGCTGACGTCAACTCCCAAAGCTGCTAGATTCTCGACTGACGTGCCGTTTTCTGTATCAATGTAGACCACGATACCGCCCATTATCTGGGTGGCTCGCGCGATTTGGGTCGCGATGTGGGACTTTCCGATTGACGGAGGCCCAAAGACCTCAACGATTCGACCTTCGGGTAGACCGCCGTTCGCCCTGTTCGAAATAACAAGATCAAGCTGCTTTGATCCGCTCGAGATCCAGCGTTTTACGTGAGTTGGCGAGGTATCGACTGACAGATTGTAAGCGATCCGCGATCCGTGGTCCTTGTTGAGTGATGAGATGAGCTCGCTGGTGAAATCATCGGCGGCTGTCTTCGGCGCCTGGGTGTCCTTCTTTGCCATTTTTACTCCTTGGATATTCTAAAACGGAATGACAGAAAGAGCAAAGAGCAGGGAAGTTTATTCAACCCCCCTGCTCTCACATTACCCGATCAAGAGATCAGAATCCGCTGCTCTCAAGATCAGCGAATGCATCATCGAGATCACGAGCCGCGGCCTTTGGCCCACCGCTGGAGCGCTTTGCCGGCTTTGCTTCATCTTCGTCATCGAAAGCAGCAAGCTTGTCGGACTTTGGTTCAACCTTGGGAGCAGGACCTCCGCGGGACGTGCCGGTGTCGCTTGATGCCCCACCATTGATCCAGTCGTTGACAATCTTCTCGATCTCGCCGTAGGACTTCAGGTTCACAGGCTCGTCAACCTCTGGGATCGACTCGATCCACTTCTTTGCCTGGGCAGAATCGCGACTGAGGGGCTCAACCTTCGCGCGGGGGGAGATCTTCGTATCGGCGAACTGCTTGCCGGGCATCTTCGAGACCGAGACTCGAATGTCACGACCCTCGAGTGGATCAGTAATGTCGCCGTAGTCCTCATCGAGCATGAGATTCAGGATGTCCTGGTAGACCATCTTACCGAAGGACCAGATGCGGACGCCCTTGTCCTCCTCACCACGAACGACGATTGGGGCAAAGGTACGCATCTTCGGAGCGACCTTCTTCGCCAGCTCGCGGCTTGTATCGCTTCCCTCATCGTAGAGCTTGCTGCGAAGCTCCTTGATGGGATCGGGCTTACCGAACTGGAACGGGGAGAGGATACCGGGGCTGTTGCCTACGCCGTAGTAGTACCAGCGATCCTTGAAGGGCTGACCATCGTTATTCTGGAATGCCAGGAGCCGTACCGTGTACTCCTTGCCCTCCTCGGGCCTCCACTGCTGGTCGCGCTTGTTGTTCTTACCGGAGAGTTCGCCGAGCTTGCGGCGGATTGCGTCGAGATCGATTGCCATGATAGTTTGTATGTCCTTGATTGATTGATTGTTGTTGATAAACGAGGAGTTTCGGCTTTCGCTTCCCCTCCCCGGGGTTACCCGATGTCCCGCCTTTCGGGCCAGGACATAGGGAGATTATACGTTATCGTATGTTGATTTTCAGCTGCTGCGCTTTTTCTTCCGATCGAGTCCGCCGAAGGACCGACGGGCGATGTTGACAGTATCCCGGCGTGGACCAGACGGACGCATACCAAGCGGAAGCGTGTAGCCAGCGACCGCACCAGCTCCGGAAAACTCATCGAGCTCCTCCTCGTCCATGCATCCACTGCCCTCATCGGTGCCGCAAGCGATCTCATCGAGAGCCTCGATGATCATCAGACGAAGAGCTTTTCTGTCCAGATTTTCCATACCTTTAATTATTCCGGTCCAACCTTTCTGACGAGAATATCTCGTGCGGAGCGAAGGAGAATTGTGAGAGTGGGCTCAGCGGTGGGGGCGAGCCGGCTCTCGACCCAGTCGGGCGGGCGGCTCGGTCCGCGGATCGCCATGAACTCCTCCTCGGTGAGCTTCACTCCGTAATGGTTGAGAAGGAAGAGGGAACGCTCGGGGATCGTCATCCGGCAGAGGCGCTCATTGGGCTTGTAGAAAGCTCCGAGCTTCTCACGACGCCAGCCCTCCTCCTCGGGAACGAAGTAGGGCTCGTCAAGGTTGCCGATCTTTCCGATCTCGTGGAAGAGACCAACGAGCAGGATTGACTCCGTTGTGGTACCCATGTTGAAGCCATCGTTGAGCCTCTTCATTCCCTTCGCGACGGTGATCGCCTGCTGGATGAGACCACCAGGCTCGCAGCCCGGGCTGTCATTTCGAGGTTCAGCGGGACACATCAGGAGCCGTTCAGCGAGATCACCGACCATTCGATTGATCCCGTCACCGTGTTCGGTGATCTTCTCAGCCAGCTTTGCGTAGGAGGTCCAGAGTTCGGTAAGTTCGCGTTCGTTCATCATGCCTTATTATTGGCTGACGATCACTTTTTTGCAAAGCCATCCCAACTAATAACGACAGCAGTTCCAGAGCTCGCCACGTCGGTCTTCAGACCCGAAGGAAGGGCGATCCACCCAAGCTTGTCGGCGGACGCGAGGATCGCGCGGATGAATCGAATCATGACAGCTTGACCTGACCCGAAGCGGTAGAGGTCCGGTGCGGCCTCGACGATGATCTGTCCACGCCTCTCATTCTTTCTAACCCCAGCGTAGAGACCACCCAGGACGCTGGATCTGGTGGAAATCTCAAGGATCGAGTAGATGTCCTGTAGACCGTCCTCGCCCGCCCCCCTGAACCTGGAGAGACCCAGGCCATGAAGAAGTCCGTCAGGATCGCTGTCGGCTCGTCCAAGGTCTCCCTCGGTCCACCTGGGTGGGTAGTCCCCAAATCCCCTGTACTTTGAACTCAGGTCATTGCGAATGCTCATACCAGCTCCTGTGATACATAGGCTGGTGAGAGAGAAACTTCGAAGTGGCCGAGACCGTCAACGTCAACCCCCTCGGCGACGATCTGCTCGAGCTTGGACATCGAATCCGGATGCACGTCAAGGAGAAGGGCGTCGTGAAGCACGAAGCACGGAATGACGCTCAGATCCAGCTGCTCGATCGTGTCTAGGATATCGCCGAAGCCGCCGAGGGCAACGTCGACCGCCGTCGATTGGGTGAAGTGAGAGACGAGAAGGTGCTGATCCTGCGCTTCGGGAAGGGGACGCCCCCAGTGGCTTCTTATCGCCCCCTGCCTGCCGAGCTCAGACGAGAGACGTGCCCGCAGGGTCGATAGACCGAAGTAGTCCTCGATCTGCCTGATCGACGCGCTGCTCAACGAACCGACGTCCTCCGCGATTCCGGCTCGCGATGAGCCGTACATCATCTTCAACGTGGCAAGCTTCACCTGCCTGCGATTCGCTGCCCCCCCGAGATGATCTGAGACGTCGGAGTAGATATCGATGGGTGCAACACCAGCTCGAAGCAGACGTAGGACTCGGGGCTCGAGGGACACAAAGTCGATCTGCATCATCCGCCCGCCGTCGTACCGGCTGGACATGATCCGACGATGGTCCTTCTGAAGGGTTAGAATCCTGGGACCTTCCCGCACCGTGAGACGACCGGTCGCTGTCGCGTGGGAGTAGATTGGCGGTTGCACCATCGAGTCCGGACCGGGTTCGAACGAGTCAAGCGTGAGGGAGGCGGACTCTCCCTGGCAGACCCGTAGAGCAGCCAGGTCAACTCGGCAGGGCTGCAGAGACTCGAGAGCCCTGCGGGACCGCGCCAGGGTCTCCGAGTAATCGCCGAGTCGATCGATCGCCTCCTCGATCATACTGTCAACGCGCTCTGCGTGATCACGTAGCGCGCCAGCTGGGATGATGAGAGGCCACGGAACCCGCCCACGAGCGAGCCCTTCCATCGACTTCTCATACTCAGCTGGAATCGCCGAGGGCGTCTCGATGCCGAGAGTCTCAAAGAGAGCTAGCACCGACCTCGCAGCACGAGGATCACCGAGAACCCATCGATCGAGCTGATCGGAATCCCATCGGGACTCTCCGTCCTCGAAGATGAGATTCTTGGGAGAACCCAGAGCATGGCGTGAGATTGACAGCATGGCCAACTCTACTGGGCCGTTTTCTAATTTTCAGTCTTCGGTTTTGTTTTTGGTTTTTTGGGTGGGTTAGCCTTGAGCTGCCTGTCAAGCTCAGCCTTCGCTTCGGCCATGATGATCGAGGCAGCTTCTGCTCCCATCGCTGCGATGTACTTGTCAGCGTTCAATATGAAATCGACGATCTGCAGCGCGCGCTCGACGTCATAGGAGACTTCTGCATATTTCGCCTGAACGATGGCGGCCTTCTTTTTGGCTTCGGCGGCGGCGATCTTGACCTCCTCGGGTATGATCGCCTCGATCTTCTTTATCGCTTCGAGCTTCGCCGCCTCGATCTCGAGCGCGACCCGGTCCTTGACCTTCTGAATCTCAGCGTCGATCTTCATCTGAACCTCGAGAGCCACACGTGCCGCAGGGGCGAGTGCCTTTCCAATCGCGCGACCGGCATCCTGCAGGAGCTCGCGCTGTTTCATCCTCGCGCTCTCGATCGCGTTCTTCTCGTCCCTGCTTTCCGAGGGGTTGAAGGTTGTCGTGCCAGAGTCGGACGCGGACGCCACCTCGCCAGGAGCTTTCTTGGCAGCAGCGTTCTTTACCCTAACGGCCATCATAGCGAGGTTCTGGCTTAGGCTCGTGTACGTGGCGAAGCCCTCACCGTAGCTCATCTTGACGTCAGTCTTGAAGCCAGAGGGCCCTATCTTGTGCTCAGCACCAAGGACAAAGTACACGTTGTCGATCGAAGTCCCGGTCCCGAAATCCACAAAGACGCGTTGCATCGGGAAGAACAGCGGACACCCGAAGGTTGAGAGGCTTAGCTGGGCTGGTATGAGCTGCATCGGGACACCGCCATCGACAACGTCGGGAGCGACCTCGCCGGGAGCTTGAAACGATCTCACCATCATCGCGTTTCCCAGGCCCGCGCTGTTCGCCGACGCCAGCGAAGCGTTTATTATACCAGAGTTCGATGTTCCGTACGTGAACGTCGGCATTCCGGCCGAGACAAGACGCTTGATCTGATTGTAATCACCCTTCACGGCGTACATCGGCCGCACCTCGATTGGTATTCCGTCGCTGCCCTTCACACCGGAAGTGTCGAGCAGCTCGAGCAGGCCCGCCGCCTCACCAGCGGCGAGAATAACGTTGAGATCCGCGCGGCGCTCCAGGATGGTGTCAGGTGAGCCCACGGTGTCTCGAACGGCGCTCGACACAGCGCCGACGATAACCCCGAGCTGGTCGTCCCGTGCTGCCGTGAGCATTTCACCGAGAGTTCTCGTTGCCGTTGACGATGCATCAAAAACGTGGATCTTTATGAGTGTCTTTGTCCTGCCGTCGGGGTACCTTAACTTATCTCCGTTCTTCTTGAGCAAGGGAGCTCCCTCAACGAAAACTCCGAGCTTCGGCTGGATGAACTTCTTTTCGAATATTCCGACTCTCTCGAGACGTTCCTCGAGCGTTGTGCTGAACGATGCTGTGGTTACGTCTGCTTTGAACTCCGCTGTTCCTTGTTTTGCTTTTTTCTCTTCGTAAAAATCAGCCATCA